AATGCGCTCAATGCCGTTGGCTACTTCTGTGCGTTCATGCTGGGTAGAGGTTATGCGTTTCACAATCTCATCCCGGCGGGGATGGCTGTACAGACGGTCATACAGCTCAGACTTGGTGATGTAGTAAGTCTGGGTGATGGCCTCTTGTCTGTCTGAGTATGGGGTGTCTTCCCGCAATACACCCATACAAGCGGGTTCTACCATGTACGGATGGATGCCGTTCTTGATGATTAGCTTGATAAAGGTGGAGTTGTAGACCAGTGACCAGGTGGTAGCAGCGGAGAACACTTGGTCAGCGTTGCTATTTAGCCACTCATCGTTGAGCGCACGGGTAAGAGCCGGGACTTTTACCTGCTCTCTGGGGTCTACAGCGGCTCCAACGTCAATGGAGAAGCGGGTAGTTTCCGCTGAATAGAGGAAACTGGTGAGCTGGTCAATGTGAGGAAAGATTTTGTTGTACAAAGCCGGAGCATCATCCGGCCCGTTACCAAACAAATAGTAACTCCGCAGAGTGCCGTAGTCTACTTTTCTCTCTTGCTGGGAGACTTGACACTTGGTGATGAGGTCAAGGTAGAACAATTCTCTATCTACGGGGTTGGTAGGTATCCTCATGTTGTCTTCACCTTCAGGTTATCTGGGTCTTGCATAGTGCCTACACCCGCTCTGGGGACGGACAGTGAGCCTGTGGGAGAGGCATCCCTGGGCATTATGCTCACAGCCTCGTCCCTTACTGGCTTGAATTGTCCACCAAGAACGGATTTCATGCTAATACTACCACCGCCGCCCCAAATTGCCGCATCTCCCGCCCTGGGTTCTTTCTTTTGGGCATTCATGGCATCTGTAGCGTGTGCAAACTCTTTGTCTGACAGTTTGTTGTTACGTTTGAGGTAACCAGTCTGGTGTTCGCCTTCTCTGGTGGACTTTACATCCGTCATTCCGTATTCCATAGCCAATTGCTTGACTGTGTTGTCCGTGTGCTTGGTCTTGGCAGACCTTGTGCCCACAGGCTTGAGAAATACAACGGACAGCTCGCCTTTGCAGTTCTTCATGGGGCATACAGGCTCCCAAGCCTCAAATATGCCGTGATTTCCGCAGTGATAGTCTTTTAGAACGCTCATAGTTACCCTCTTAGTGCTTCGTCAAGTGTGATTTCTGAATAGTCATGGCGGTTAACCATGCCGACTTTTAGTTTTATGCCCCCTGATGTGACCTGTAAACCCATGCTTGCCATCATTGGTGGCTTGCTTTCCTTCCTGTATTCCACGTATCTTGTCCTGTCTTTGTTCTGCATGACCCGTACATTGCCGCTTTTCCACTGCTGGTAGGCCTTGCTAACCCTGATTTGCACCACTTCCGTGAGCGGTTCCTTGTCTCTGACGAACACATCCAGGAAGTGAGCCATAGACATACCCGCCAATTCGCAGAACAAGTTGATAGAGATACCCCTATCCTTGTCCGCATGGAAGCGTTTAATCTGGCGTTTGAGTTCAAACTTGGACAGGGACTTCATATTTGTACTCCACCGTATAGCCTGTGGACTGCAAGTAGTCCAAAAACTCTATCTCACCGTATGCTTTTGAAACGTCAGCAGGAACAATGATGTGGTCATCATCCATGAGCTTTCTGCTTTGGGCGTGACAGCCTAGCAACATGCCAAAGTCAAAATCTTCTGTGTGAAATCCGTTGCCCATGTATTCCATAGAAAAGTATTTGGCAATGTGGTCAGGTGCATACCTGTACCCCAGGTACTGCAACTGGGGCTTGAGCAAGGCAGAGAGTTGAGCATCCTCGTTCCATCCGTGTATGTCATTGGCTTGTAGATGGGTAATGCCATGCTTATTGCAAGCAGACAAGAAACGCTTAGAGCGCAGAGAGAACCCACCGTTTTGCACCACCCGCACACCAGGAATGCCCACCCAAGTAAAGTTCAAGTACAGGTTGAACCCTTCATCTTGGGGCAAGAAAGCGCAGTGAGAGGGTGCGCCTATGTAATCGTACTCATAGTATTCCGGCATGAAATTGTCGCCGTCCAGCACCCAGCCGTCATCTTGGACAATCAGGCAATACTCTGTGTCAATGAATGCGTAGAGCTGGTGCATCATAAAAACAGAATACTGGAGGTAGTTGATAAACCCCACCTGCTTCCACTCTATGTTGTCTGGCAGGTTGTCTGGCTTTGCAATAGACAACAGCAGTCCTCTAGAGCCAGGTAGCTCTTTCATACTTCGCTTGATACTAGGGATAACACTGGCCCCGTTGTTGTGTCCGTAGACAGACACGATGGTTAGGTCATTGTGTTCCATACATTCCAATCCTTTTCAAGTAATCGCTGACGTTTCTGCCCACAGAGATTTGTTCAGGGGTGAAGTTTTCCTGGGCATGACTGATTTGCCGGGTAATCTTTTGGGCAATGAGTCTGGGTTGAATCTGCTCTGCAAAAGCTACGCAAGCCAGGGCAGTGGCAATCACACGGTCATCCTTGCCCCTACCAGGCGCACCCAAGAAGGAACCCTCCCGCACAATGCCTTTCATTTCTTCCAGCGTGTCCATGCTGCGTATCTTTATCATCTGCCGCTCAAAGTAATCCTTCATGTACTGCAACATGCGCTCTTTGGAGTTGGTTGTGGTCAGGTAGCCAATGCTATTAGAAAGCCCCCCAAGCGTGTCATTGCGCCTCCAAATGTAGTTGGTCATACTACCTAGCACGTCCATCAATCCGTGCCCCATAGCGCCTCCTAGCGAGACTGCCATGCGCTTCAAGTTCCGTATCTCATTGATGACTGCTTGACCAGGGCCGTTGACTTCCAGGTTGAGCGTAGAGTTCTTGTATGCACCAGCAAGGTGGGCGATGACCCACGCAAACTGGTAGGTGTTCATCTCAGAAGTGGCAAACTCAGCAACTTGGTCAAGTCCATCTGCGTAGCATCTGTAGACCTGGATGCAGAATCTATCTGCCCAATCAGAGCTACCGTAAGCGGGGTCAGCACCGATAACGTAATAAGCAGTGTCAACAGGTTCTTCCCAGACCGTGAGTGTGCCCAGTCTCTCAGTGGACTTAATGACTTCAGTGTCTTGGAACAGTTGTCCAAAAGCATAGCGATAGTGGTCTGGTACAAGTTTTTTTGCCTCTTTAGCTGCTTCTGTGCAGCGGGTGGTAGAGAAGAAGGATGTGCCTGTCATCACAAAGGCATAGTCCTCAGTGGGCGGGAACTCTTGGTACATCAAGGATTCGTCTTTGATACCTTCGTGCATTTTCCACCTCCACCAAGCCATCTGCCGGGAATTGACCTCATACCCGTAGAGCTTCTTAATGTCTTTCACCCACTCCTTCTCTTCCGCACTGAGCTTGCCATCCCAGTAGACTTTGTAGATGTTGGAGTCGCCAGGGACAGAGTAATACTCGTTCCTCCACCAGCCGCAAAAGATTGCCCTCTGTGTCTTTGCTTTCTTAGCCGTCTTGTACATGTCGTGGAACATGTTGAAGCCCTGCGCTGTACTTTCAAACATGTAAAGCCGCTCAGGGTTCTTTTCAGCAAGAGAAGCTATCAGCGAGGCTAGTCCTTCTTCATTGCCCCAGGAAGCTGTCTCCGTGCCGTGCAAATAGGTTATGGCTTTGCCCTGACCCAGACGAGACTTATTGCCAGCAATCTGGTAGAAAATTCGACTTCTGTTTTTGAGAACCATCTGGTTTCTGTTGTGAGCGACCAAAGGAATTTTGTATTCTTTCGGTAACCCTTCCATGTACATAGCGAGAGTCGAACGAAACATATCCCTGTTTTCTTCTGTATCCGCAACCAGCGTACCTTGCCATCCGGGATGGGTGAACTGCCAATACAAATCAAGGGCAAGGCTAACAGTGGTAATACCCAACTGCCTACCTTTGAGGATGACAAAGAAGTGAACATCATCTTCTAGACCTTTCTTGATTTCCTCCATCACATACGTCTGAGTCCCCAGCAGGGTTCCCATCTTCTTCAAGCCCTCTTCCTTTGTCTCAATCTTGAGTTCGGAACAGAACTTGTAAAACTTGTTCAGGTCAAAGTTCATTGTTTTCTTTGTTTGTCAAAAGAATCTAAGTCCCATTCAGAGATGGTTGCCGCCACAGGCTTGTTCTTGGCACAGCGTATCAGCTCCTTGTAGAACAACTCTGAATACGTTTCTTTCCACTCTGCTGCCAGCTTCCTCTTAGCCGCTGGTTTAATGCAGGACAAGGCTCTTAACATTTCCCGCTTCAGCTTCATACGAGAAACGTATAAAGCCATCTGTGTATCCTTGCTCGTATCCATGAGCTACCGCCTCATTCATTTGACTAGCCAATACCTGTACCACTAACTCTGTCTGGCAAAGACGAGTCATCAAAGCCCTACAGACCTCACGCAACTCATCCTCTTCCATCCACAGTAGTTCTGTCACCTTGTCCTCCAGACTCTTACAACAAGCCCCTCTGTCTTAGCTGTCAACCCTATCCCTAACCTTCTGCTTGCCCTGTAGTTGGCATTCAACACCTTCTGCCTGGCCCCTACAGGCACACAGAAGCTGTCTCCAACATCCATCTCCTCATACGGGTAGGCATACACCACCCGTGCTACAGGTACAGGCCTACCAGTCTCCAGTTCAATCGCAGTAATCATCACCTAACCCTCTATACAGATAACGCTATGTTACAGACAAAAAAAGAGCTACGCAAGTGGTAGCTCTAATTCCGGCAACTGCAAAGCCAGAAACCTATTTTTTTCTGGGGGGAGCGAGATGTGGGGTGCACCACATACAGCATCCTCTTACCCATCGC